GATCGCGTGGGCCTTCTCTCTCTCTTAGAGAGAGAGTCCCTGCGAAGCTGGACGATGTCCTGCTTCGCGGGGGTTGGTGTTGGTCGGGAGGTGTCCTGGAGAGGGCGAGGCCTGGGTGTGCGTGTGGGGTTGGTCGGTGGGGGAAGGGTTTAGTACAAGGGGTTGTGGTTCGGTGGTTCGGGGCGGTCGATATAACGCGCCCGAATACCGCATCCAACCAGCTGGCAGGCGCTTGCGGGTTGGATGCAACGCAACATACCGTTGATTATCGGACGTTGGGGCCAGACCCCCAGCGCTGCCTGGCTGCGCGCGTGCACTCCCGGCCTTTTGTGCGTGAGATTTCAGCGATCGGAAAAACGCGCGCGAAAAACGCGCCGGAAGGCCGCGCCCTGGGGGCCCGGCTGTGAGCGCCCGCAAGCCGCGCTCGGACAAGGGCGGTACGCACGATATGACGCCGGCCGGCCGCGAGCAGTGCGCCCTGGGGGCCACAAAGCACGGGGTGTACGCATTCCTCCGGAGCGGCATGTTGCCCGGCTGCCAGCAGTGCCCGCTGGGCGAGGAGTGCGACAGCTACCACATCGAGCACTTGAGCTGTCCGGTGATGAGCCAGCAGATGGAGGCGGTCGTCCAGGCGGTAACGCGCGAGAGCTGGATCAAGGACGCCGATAGTCCCCTCGTGATCGAGTACGTCAAGACGACGATGGTCCTGGCCCTCATCGACCGCGCGGTCGGGATCGACGGGCCGCTGCTCACATACAAGGGCGTGCAGGCCAAGGAGCCCAAGAAGCCCGGCGAGGCCTACGAGGTGCCCTGCGTTTTGCACGACGTACACCCGCTGCTCAAGCTCAAGGCCGGGTACACCAAGGCCCTCGCAGCGCTCAGCGAGCAGCTGGGCTTGAGTCCCAAGGCCCGCAAGATGCTCGGCACATTCAAGCCCGACGAGAATGCCAAAGAGGCCGATTACGAGGAGATCGCCGGCGAGCAGTCGGCGGACGACCAGGAGGAGGATGCCAAGTGAGTCGGAGACCTTGCGTAAAGAGCACGATGGAGGGGACGGTCGAGCTGGTGCTCCAGGAGGCCCGGGACCAGGTCCTGCAGGGCAAGGGCGAGCAGCGGCACGGCCGCGGCCGGCGTTTCGAGGAGCAGGCCACGCCGAAGATCCTGGACCTGTTCGGGCCGGGTTACGCTGCCGGCCAGGCCGCCAAGAAGGTCGAGGAGGCGCTCGGCCTGCTCGAGGTGCAGCCGGCGATCGCAAAGCGCAATGAGCTGGATGAGATCTTCGCGCGCGCCGACCGCGACCTGCTGGGCGCGATCGGCTACCTGGCGATCCTGGCCGCCTGGCTCCGGGAGAGGCGGGTGCGCTGATGGTTCGCCCGGCTCCCCGCCTGGATGTTATCAAGTTCTGCGAGGATCCTCGCCTGCTCAACTTCCGGCCCTGGCCGGTCCAGGAGGTGATCCTGCGGGCGCAGTTCGGCCTGGAGATGCCCGAGCGCCTGCTGCCCTTGTGGAAAGAGATTGTTTTGCCCAGGGGGATCCCCTACCGGCCGCGCTGGTATACTCAGCTGGTCCTGGCGATCGGCCGGCGGGGCGGCAAGACGCGAATCACGCGCGCGGCCAAGGCCTACGAGGCGATCGAGCACAACCCGGCGCAGTACGTGCCCGCAAGCGAGCATTGTATCCTGCCGATCGTGGCGACCAGTCAAGGCATCGCGCGCGACGTGTTTGTGGCGACCGCGCTGCGCGAGCTCAAGCAATCAAAGGCGCTCCGCGCCCAGATTGTATGGGACGATTACAAGGTCCGGCACGGTCGAGAGGTCACCAATCGGGATCAGATCGTATTTAAGAACCGCACAATTCTGCGGGCTTTTCCCTGCACCTCGACGGCCGTGCTGGGATACGAGGGCGCGAGCCCGACATATGACGAGATCGCGAAGTACTCGCTGGAGACCTCGTCCCCCCGCGGCGATCTGGAGGTGATGCGGAACCTGCAACCAGTGACGCTCAACCTGACCAACCGGGGAGTGAGCCAGGTGTCTATGATCTCGAGCGTTCGGGCCAAGGAAGGGCAGTTTTTCGAGGCGGTAAGCAAGGCCGAGCAGCGCATCGACTGGCAGCTCACTATCCTCTGTCCCAGCTGGGTCGCCAACCCCAATTGGAATTGGGATGTAATGCGCCAGGAGCAGGAGCGCGACCCGCTGGGCTTCTCGATGGAGTACGGCAGCGAGTTCGCCGAGCAGGTCGAGGGCCTATTTACCGTCGAGCAGATCAACCGCGCGCTAGTCGACCGCGGGCCGCTGCTGCCGATCCCCGGAGTGGTCTATTGGGGCCGGGTGGATCCGGCATTCGTGGGGGACAACTTCGGCCTCGGGGTCGGTCACGCCGAGGGCGAGACGACCCGCATCGACGCCCTCGAGGCGATCGAGCCGCCGAAAAAGGGAGCGATCAGCGTCGAGAAGGTGCTGGACCGCTGGGAGGCCCTGCACAAGCAATACAGGGTGCGCAAGTGGCGAATCGACCAGTATGCCGGCGAGGTCCTGGCGCAGGCGGCGAGGGCCAGGGGGATCCCGGTCGACGTCGAGCCCTGGAGCCAGGGCTACAAAAAGACGATTTACTCAACCTTGACGAGTCAAATGCGCAGCGGGCACTTTGAGGCGGCCGAGCACCCGATCCTGCGCCGCGAGCTGCTCCGCCTGCAGCAGCGGACGACCAAGAGCGGCCAGGTTTCGATCGGCCACCCGCCAGGGCGGGGCGAGACCGACGACCTGGCCGACGTATCCGCTGGATTATCACACGATTGCGCAACCGGCCGGCGCACCGGCAAGCGCCGGAAATGGAATTCCCGCGCGATTCGGTGATTTTACGTGCAACTTACGCTGTTTCAGTCCGAAAAACACTCAGCCAGCCCGGGGAACCGCTGCCGCGTGCATCCGCGAGGATGCCAGTGTCAGTCAGTACTGAGGATCTCACCAAGTTCATCAAGACCAACGTCCTCGGCGAGTCCGCGCGGCGCTCCAGCGCCAAGAAGTGGCTCGAGTACTACGAGGGCGACCAGGTCAAGCACATACCCAAGAACCCGCACGAGGACACCGGTCACTTTAACGCGCGTCCCAAGTTTACTTTCAACGTCACGCGCCGCATCATCGACCTCAAGGAAACGCTCTACGCCGAGGATCCGGTCCGCGAGACCGCCGACCAGGACGTCCGGCAATTCTGGGAGCAGGTCGGGATCAGCGAGCGCCTCCGCGAGATCCGGCCGGCGCGTCGCCTATGCGGTACCGTGTTCGCGTTCCCGGACTATGTCACGCCCAAGCGCGCCTGGTGGAAGCGGCTGTCGTCCTGGCTGTTTGCGCTGCCCAAGGAAGGGCATTTTGTGCTGCGCACCTATACGCCCAATCAGGTCGAGGTGATGCTGGATCCGTATGACCCGGAGATCCCGCTGGCTGTCTGCCTGATCTCCGGCGGAGTCACGGGCGACGGCAAGAGTATCACTGTCACGCAGGCCTGGAGCGCCGAGAAGTACTGGCGCTACGAGGGGGACAAGGTCGTCGACGAAAAGGATCATCCCTTCCGGCGGATCCCGCTGGTATGCCTGCGGCACTCTCCGAGCTACCTGCGCAATTTCTGGGGCCGCGGCGAGGGCGATAACATCGTCGACGACAACCAGGAAATAAACGTCATGCTCAGCTCGATGCTCTGGCTGGTAAAGTGCCAGAGTCACGGGCAGCTGGTCGCCAAGAACGCGCCCGAAAACTGGCAGCCCGAGCTGGGGCCGGACACGATCGTCACGATCTACGAGGACCCGAGCCTCGAGGGCGACGTCGACCTCAAGATCCTTGAACCGGCCAGCGACGCCAAAGGCGTAATGGAGGTGATCAACAATCTGCTTGATGTGCTGTGCATGGCCAACGATGTCCCGGCCGGGACCTATCGCCTGGGCATCAACCGCGAGAGCGGCCTGGCCATCACCGCCAAGCAGACCGATATCCGTGACGAGCGCAAGCGCAACCGCCCGACCGCGCTGGCCGAGGAGCGCCAGCTCGCGGCAATGGCCCGCATCGTCAAGGCCGGCCGGCTCAATAAGCCGCTGCCGACCGACATGCCGGAGATCCGGATCAACTACCGCGAGCCCGCGCGCGTGCTGGCGGCGTCCGAGGAGGTCCAGGTCGAGACGCACGAGCTGGCGACCGGCCAGGCGACAGTGCCGCAGCTGCTGATGCGCAAGGACCCGGATCTCACCGAGGAGGAGGCCAAGGCGCGGCACGCCGCGAACCTGGCTTACAACCGAGAGCACGCCGCGGCCGGCGTCGAGTCCTCGCTGGCGGCTGCGCCGGCGACTCCGGCGGCCAGGCAGACGGCCGACGCGATTCTCGGCGCCCTTAATGAGGGCGGGACACCCGGGGAGGGCGAGGTGCAGAACCCGCAGCCGATACTCGAGCCCGGTGAGGACGGTGTAGCTTGAGCAACGAGCAGCAGCTCGACGAGCTCGCCGAAATGATGGCCCGCGAGGCCGCTAGCCTGCAGGCCGGCGGCGTCCAGGCGCAGGCGATAGTGCGCAGCCATGCCGAGGTCATGCTCCAGCAGGCTCGGAGCGTGGCGCTGGGATCCCCGACGCCGGCGGAGCTCACCGCGCTGCGCGCCGAGCTGCACCGCACCGCGAGACAGATGGCCTGGCAGTTGGCCGGCGCAGGCAATACGCAGAGCTGGGCCTTCGGCGAGATCGTGGCCGCGATCCGCGCGGCGGAGCGCACCTCCGCGCCGCTGCTGGCCCTGGCCGGCGTCCAGGCGGTGCCGGTCGACCGCGACGCCCTGGCGGCCGCGGTCCAGGCGCTTGATACATACTTCACCAGGTTCGGCCGCGAGACGGCCGAGCTGGTCCAGCGGGAGACGACCCGGATGGTCACCGCCGGCCAGAGTGCCAAGCAGATGGCCGACGAGCTGGTCGAGTCGCGGCTCCTGGATCCGGTGAGCAACTTGTCGCCGGCAGCGCGGGCCGAGGTGATCGCCAGGACCGAGACGATGCGCGTCTATAGGCAGGCGGTACACCAGAAGGCGCAGCGCGCCGGCCTGGTGCATTACCGGATGGTCGGACCGGTGACTCCCAAGACCTCGAAGGTCTGCCGCAGTTTCGTCGGGCGCGTGCTCCCCGCCGAAGACTGGAAACTCGTTATGGGCGACCGCTGGGGGGCGGGAGAGCACGCTGGCCGCGGCTTCCATCCCAAATGTCGCCATTTGTGGCAACCGGTCAAGCCGGCCTGGCTCGACCAGCAGGAGGGCGACTACGGTCGCACCGGCGCCTTTAATACGCAGGTTGCTCGCGAGCACGATGCCGACGAGTCTCTCCCGGTGTTTTCGCTTCGGGATATCCGGAAAATGCCGGACAGCGAGCGCCGGGAGCTATTCGGGCGATCCGAGAATGGGATCCGGTTGGTGGCATGATGGGCGAGCAGCTCTACGATCGCGCCGGAGCTCGGATGCGACGACGTCCCCGACTGGTACCGGCGCAACGTGTTTCTCTACGAGCTCGCGACTCCCGTAGAGTCGCGATCGGAGGGCGAGAGGCCCTCCGGGGTTGGCCCCTCGCCGCGTGAGGGTCAGGATCCGGACGGGGGTGGTCTCGCCTCCACTGGGGGAAAGGAGATAGGCAGTGCCTAAGTTCGAGAAGCTGGAGGAGGCGCAAGCGGCGCACGATAGGCTCGAGGGCGACGTGTCCGAATTGAAAAAAACGGTAGCGAAGCTCAACAGCGAGAACGCGCAGCGCCGCAAGCACGAGGACGACTTGACGGGAGAGTTGGACCAGCTCCGCAAGTCCGGCCAGAACGCCGCCGAAAAGGCCGCCGAGGAGAAGCTCGCCGCGCAGCACAAGGAGGAGCTCGCCAAGGTGAAGGCAGAAGGCGACGAGAAGGTCCGGCAGCTCACTCTCGAGAGAGCTGCCCTGGCTGCGGGTGTCAAGTCCGACGAGATCGAGGCAGCGGTCAAGCTGTTACCCGGCGACGTCAAGCCCGGCGAGGAGCGGGGTGCTTTCGCGGAAATCGTCAAGAAGCACCCGACATTTGCCGGCGATCCTCCGGCGGCAGGTCCGGACGACGACCCGGGAGGCAAGGGCGCGCCGGACGGGTTTGCCCTCAAAAGCGGCAAGCCGGTCGACCTGGACAAGTACCGGGAGAACCGCGGGCAGGTTTTCGAGGCTGCCCAGAGGAAGAAGGCGGATACAGGCAAGTAGCGCGCCGGGACTGCAAAGCACGCGCGGGCGCACCAGGCAGGGTCACCAGAGGGAAGAATCATGGCGACAGGCGTAATCAGAGCAACCGACGTAAGTGACGGCATCATCGAGATCCTCGCGATGGAAGCCCTGCTCAGTCTCACCGAGAACCTCAAGGCCCTCGAGCTCTGCAAGAAGGCCTCGGACCTGGATCCGGAAGCCACCCGCGAGAAGGGCGATACCATCAACGTCTTTGTCCCGGGTAGCTTCACCGCCCAGGACAAGACCGACGGCAATGACTACACCTTCCAGCGGCCGAGCTCGACGCAGGTGCAGATCTCGGTGAACAAGCACAAGGAAGTGTCATTCCGGCTCAGCAACAAGAGCAAGACCTTCTCCAAGCTGCAGCTCGTGAAGCAGTTTGGCGCGGAGGCCGGAATCGCCCTGGCCAAGAAGGCCGACACCGACATCCTCGCCGAGTATGCCAACGCGGGCAGCTCGGTCGGTGCGTTCGACAACGGTGCCCTCGCCAAGGCGGACTTCCAGTCGCTGATGACCGCGATGGACAACGCCGAGGTCTCGGAGGATAACCGCTTCGTCTGCCTGCACACCGCGGTATATCCGGACGTGCTGGCAATTTCCGAGTTCACCGAGGCCGCCAAGATCGGCAACGACACGCAGGCGCTCCGGAAGGGCGTGGTCGGTGAGGTGTTCGGG